CAGCTGGTATGAAATCAGAAACAATAATGGTTGATCTAGGAAGATCAAATTCGGCAAAGCAGTTGAAACGAGCCCCTGATTCTAGTAAGAAAGCGAAACCAAATTCAGATGAAAAGTGGTTTCCGATGAAGATCGGGGATAAAAAGTTGCTTGGTTTATTGAGACCAGATGAAATGTTCGAAATCGGTTCAGTGCTCAAGCTATACACCAAGGAAAATCCGGGTAGTATTGGATCTCGCGCCGTACCAGGCGGAAAAGCCAATCGTGCAATTGTTGTGGTGGCTCTACCTGAGTATAATTTCAATCGCATATTTTATGATCCGTTCAACTTTTATGTAGGTGGTGCTGAGCAAACTCCTTCAGCTAGCGCATATGGTGACCGCGATGATTTTGTAGCGGGTAAGGAGATTGGGGCTAAGTTCATTGACGATTTCTTTTCAGCGTATGGCACTTCAAGGAAAGAGATACTAAATGGTGGAGCGGATTATACTTCGTATGATGTGACGGAAAAATGGAAGAACGCTAGACAGTATATGTACCACGGTTTGAGACGTGGCGTGCTGAATAATAAGCTAGATGGTCCATATTATGGAATCCAGAGAGGTTTGTTAGACATCTTAGATGTTTTACACTCACCAGGTATATCCAGAAATGGGATATATAGGACCGGTGCATTACCGGTCGATTTCAATGAAAAGTATGTGCCTGACTATCTCGACCTAACTAATGAAGAGTACGTCGAGAAAGCTAACGCAGTGGCGGAAAAAGAGAATTTCAAGTTCCGTTTATTTGCGCTGGACGAAGTACGTCCAGGTGAGTTAGGTACATTAGCCATCAACGGTCTAAATAATCAAGCTAACTTCAAATCGTGGTTTCAAATTTATCAGCCCGAGGAAATGGTGTTGCGTAGATTGCGCATACAAGGTGACGACTCAGAGACGCAATGGGAAATGATGCCAAATCAGGACTTCACGGTTGATATGTATTCACAATATGTTGATACTTTATCTAAAGTTTCTGGCCTGAATGGTTTAGAGCTCAAACCAGAGAAGTTCAATTTAAGATTCACATTCGCTGAATTTCTTCAAGTGTCATGGTGGTTAGGCATTTATATGCCAAAGCCAATCATACAAATCTTCGCTACTGAGAAGGCGATAACTACGTCTGAATGGCGAGAAACTATATCTACATATCAAGGCAAGTTATCTACATTAGTTTCACGAGGCGCAAACGATAAGTTAACCTCTAAGTTTGGGTTCTGGATGAGTGCCTTTGTCTGTGGTGTTTCAGATAGGAGTAACTTCAATGCTAATCGAGTCATCAGGCTGCCAATTAAAGTAACAATGGTCCCGAAAACCTCGGGTGGTGCAGGCATGGCTCCGTGGTCGACGATTGGTGCGAACGTGGACACAGTGTTAGCTCAATGGTATTCTACATTAAATCAGACTAACGTTAAGTATATGGATCGGGCGGCCGCATTATGTGCAATTAAATTGCCTAATGAACGTGACCGCATAACGAAAATGTTGAACTCAGACAGTGCGCAGGTGGTGCCAAGGGATCCATTTCGTGACGGTCGTGCGTTCATTCGATCCACAATGCAACACAGAAGAGTGGAGAGATCGAAATTGGCGGTAAGCTTGCTCGAGCGTTATGGGATCAATCTTCGTGATTTACGATATGAGATGTTTCCAACGAAGTTTGTGAGCGACTCAGTCTCTGCGTCTGATAAATTTGAATCGTTGGATTTTGTTTCGAAAGCAAGGTCGGCTGTGCTGTATGAATTAAGCTCCTCGTCAATGCCAATGGACCATGATTACACATGGGTCAAGAATTTTAAGTATGTTTTTACAGACCTGATTAAACCAATTGAGGGAGAATTTCACCCGATGATGTCATTATGCAAATCAGCTAATGAGATGTATAGGCATATAGGTCTGATAAAGAGTACTTCGCGTAACACAATAAAACCAGCTTTGATTTTGTCGATATTACGAGCAGACCCATTCTTTCGGCGCGATTTGCGCGATGAATCAATCATTGAAATACTCTCATCACCGAAGCTGTTTGGCAACCGCGATTTGATCGAATTGGTGTTAATCGGGGTGGGCGCTCGGGCCGATTTAGCCGCGCAAGTTGCGGAGATGTTTTTGGATCGTTCAGCGTCTTTTGTTTTCCGCGCTTCTATCAGCGGTATTTCATTAAAAGATGCAGCAGCATCGAATCTCGATCTGAGCCTTGAGAACCACTACCGCATAGTAGACATGCCGCCACTGCCAAATAGGGATCTGCGCGAGCTAATTGTCATGCATGCGTTTGCATTAGCGGTATCGAATGGTCTGTTAACAGGTCAATGGAGGCATGTAAGAGTTGAGATCGGGCAGGATTCAGAATATAGAAGTATGTCTACTTTATTAGGCAATTTATATCAGAAGGCCTCAAAATTTTTGAGGACATACCCTAAAGCTGAGTGGGAGGATGACCCCGCAGCTAGGAACAATGTTATTTGAGCCCATCGAGAATGAAATCGTGTTGACGAGCAGCATCGCT